ATAATCGATGAGACGTGTCCAATCTGGATGATCTAGGGATGCGTTATTATCATCAATAGTGAAATATGTATAACCAAGAAGGTCACCTGTTTTTTCGAAACGGATAGTTGACATGGAACCACCATTCACAGCCCCCTGTATCAATTGTTTTTCGACGGTCTGTGAAAAGTTTGAATGTCTTTTAAACGTCGAACTGAAAAAAGAAATTTCAGGCTTTCCCATAATATGTTCATCTTGAGAACCAATAGCGATAAGTTTCACTATACCGGATGACATAGTTACAATAAGGAAAGGTTTATTTTAAGTTCGACTTTTTGCATACAAAACGAAGTACGAGAAAGTTATTACCTGCGGAAGAGGGATTTTTAATAGTGTTACCATCCTCATCACGAATACGAATTGTGAGACGATCAAGTTTGGCGAGGGGATCTAAGAATTGTTGGGCAACCATGTAATTATCTTTGAAGGATATCACCTGATCTCCAGAAGTAGCCGCTGTTTCACTTACGATACTGGCAAAGGAGTTTCGTAAAACGGATAATCCTGGTTGAGAAGAAGTAGAAAGAGGAGGGTCTTTCGTTGCTCTATCTGCAAAATTACTGTCGAGTTCATCTATCGAGATATAACAATGTTCTGTGCTATGAAGTGTCTTAATACGAGCACCTAAAAGGCGAGCTTGTACAACATTACGAAGAGGTGTATTCAGGTACACTGTAAATGTATTAGCACTCGACTGACCTATGGTATCAACAGTAATAGTGTGGTACTCATTATCAAAATCGGGAACATCTAATCTAACAGCGGTGACTGTAGTCATTTACAGTACACTTAGATTAAAGATCCACCGATTCCGTCAACAATTGCATAATTGGCCTGATCCCTCACGACTTGTTCAGACCCGCAGAGACCACCGGGGGTGAGGGCCTTAGTGTAAGTGCTACCATCGACACGACCTGGGGTACACTTTATATTGTGTTCAAGTTCATGAATCGATTGCTCATTAACGGGTTCGATTTCAATGGGCCTGGGTTGGTAGCAGCTCAACACAGTACGGCGAACAAGGAAGCCTATGGCAACTACACTGAGGATTACCAAAAGGGTATTACGGTTAAATTTCATTTAATAGTAACTAACATTTTTTATGAAGTGCGTTAAAGATAGTACTTTAGTTTCATTATAAAGAGTAGATGGACGAAGAGATTATCCTAGATAGGGGGGATACCGAAATCCTTAAATTAGACGAAAATGAACAGGCTTTAATGGATGAGATTCAGATTGCCCCACCTTCTCGACCCAGGCCCAGGCCCAGGCCTATGGTTTCATCCAGACCTCCCCAAATGAATCATCAGGAAGAAATTGACGCGTTCGCTAACCCTACAAAACAATCAGCCCCGCCTAAGCCACCTGCTGAAGAAATAGATTATGGTGACTACGACGACTTTCAAGATGGAGATGCTGATATGGGAATGGGTGGAGGTGGAGGTGGTGGATACACTGAAGAACAACCATCTAAAGGATATGCATCAGTTGACGAAGAGAAGGCGGATTTATTGAATAAACTTGCACGTCTTGAGAAGAAGGGTGTAAACACCAACAAGCGTCTCAACATGTATTCCGGTGTTGACGAGATTCGCACGGAAGTTAAGCGTATCACATATGGAATAGAAGTTGATCAGTCTGTTCGTTTCAGTCGTCGCATGTTAGTTGCATGTGTAACCGGTTTAGAGTTCTTAAATAAGCGTTATAACCCTTTCGAGATTCAGCTTGAAGGTTGGTCTGAAAACGTAATGGAGTCAGTGGAGGACTATGATACTGTATTCGAAGAGTTATACGTGAAGTATAGGAACAAGGTGAATGTCGCCCCTGAGGTGAAATTGATAATGATGCTTGGTGGTTCAGCGATGATGTTTCATCTTACAAATTCTATGTTCAAGGCGGCTATACCCAATGTTAATGACGTATTGAAGCAGAACCCCGACCTTGTTAAGAATATGATGTCAGCGGTACAAAATACAGCTGCTCAGTCTCAGGGACAGACTTCTACGGGTAATCAAGATGGATCCTATGAGATGCAGGGACCCGGTGTAGACATTTCGAGTCTTATGGGTGGAATTATGATGCCTCCTCCTCCCCCTATGAACACCAAACCACTCGAGAGCGTTCGTGAAGATCCTCCTATGATTGATGACGATGACAATGTATCTGACATTGTTTCTATTTCGGGTGAATCTACTGGTGGTGAAGTGAAGGAAGTAAATGTTGCAGGAAGCTCTAGTAAAAAAAGGAGAAAGAAGAAGACAGAAATTAATCTGTAGACATAATATAAATGATAGGCTACTGTCCAATTGAGGAGGAGCCCATCACTCCTCCAGCCCAGAGACGGGTTGCGGTCCCTCAGAAGAAACCGATGACAGCGGAAGATACGGAGTGCAACTATGTAGTTATGTTCTTCATTGTTGGTGTGTTAACGCTTGCATTGATGGACACTTTAGATCGTTAATTATTCACTTTTGCCATACTTATCTATAAGGATGGGAAAATTGAAATGTTTATTTAACCTTTTCGGATAATTCTTTGACGGCTTCAATGAGAAGACCTATAAGACCGTGATATGACACGGCGTAGTAACCATCATCTTTGGTAGTGACGGATTCTGGAAGGACCTTTAATAATTCTTGAGCAATAACACCCGCAGATTCTTTTTCGTTAATTGTATATGTGTAACCTGAAAGTTCTTTTACTTTATCGAGAGCTTTGGGAATTTTGTTAATATCACTCTTTAGACGTTCATCCGACGTGAGAATAAAATCACTGGCTGTAATATCACCAACAAAATTGAATGAGTTAGTATCGGAATGAAAAATTGGACACTTCAACGAATCATCTAAGACACCTTTACCCTCGTTACTAATACTAGCTGTCGTATCTCCCAGAGCGTTCTGTGCCTTGATAATACCCCTTACACCAAATTCGCTATCGGTTTCCCCGGCACCAACTGTCAATTTACATCTGTCAGATCCATTATTTTTCCAATGTGTAGTACCATCAATAGTAAGCTCATTATTGATTTTCATCGCACCAGCAAATGAAGACGTTCCATCTTGTAATACAGTGGTATTTTGAATAAAGCTTGAAGGAGTTCCTGTACCAATTCGCAATCCACCGGCTCCAGCGTTTATTATATCAACGTAAGTATCACAATTAATGTTATTGACAGTCATTAGACCTGAAAACGAAGAGGTGCCATTATGAGTTAAACTTATATTATCAATTGTACCATCATTCATTATAAAACTTTCCCCGGTCTGTGTGACGATACTATCAAGTGTCATATCACCACCAAATGAGGTGGTACCATCAAACCTAACAGGACCAGCAAAAGATGATTCAGTTGACGAAACACTTAAACCACCGTCTAAAAGTGTGCGACCGGCTACTTTTAATGCTGGTTTAATAGACGTAGTATCTCCCGCCGCATTTATATACACATTACTATGAAATGAACCAGTTCCATCTTGTAATATATATGCTTTTTCTGAACTACTACTATCATTATAAATTCTTAATCCACCGGCTGTAGTATGTTTTATATCGACGTAATTATCACAATTAATGTTATTGACTGTCATTGCACCCGAAAACGAAGAGGTGCCATTATGAGTTAAACTTATCTTGTCACTTGTACCATCATTCATGATAAAACTTTCTCCGGTCTGTGTGACATTACTACTAATTGTCATATCACCACCAAATGAAGAAGTACCCGTGGTTTCGAGATTGTCATTGAGTGTCATAGCTCCTCCAAACGTCGATGTATTAACCACGTCTAGTGTTCCGTTAATGTCTATGTCGCCTCCAAAAGAACCATTACCATTGGGTCTGAATAAAATGGTATCATTAGCAATACTCACATTTGTTGAAATATGAACATTCGAGTCCACTAGTTTCACCAATGATGTGCGAGTTATTTCACAGGCTCCTGTGGCACTGGAAAGGACATTAGCACCCATCATACAGATAATATTACTATTATCCTCTTGTATAGGACCAATAACAAGTGTACTACTTCTGGTTGCGTTCAGTGCAATTCCTGTGGCGTTTATAACAATAGATTTCTCTCTTTGGCCACGCTCTATCGAATCGTTGTTGTAATTTGCTAAACCACCTAAACCTATAGAATTATTACCCGCGAAGTTGCCTGATTGCTGTCCAATTGACAGGGCGGAGTTTTGTGCGGACGCTCCCGCAAACCTACCAATTCGTACACTGGAAGTAGTTACACGATTCTTCAAATCAGTTACATCATTCCCTAAAGTAACAATACTACCGAAGTTTGTGACCGCTTCAATATCTGTTTGGAGAGATGTTATGTTAGAAAAATCAGCTGTTTGCTTTACTTGCAAAATTGAAACATTTGAAAATGTTCCATCTACATTAACAGCGTTTGCTGCTAGGTCAGTAAATAATGTATCAATACGAGTAACATTGGCATATAGATCATCTTGTAAAATTGAAACATTTGAAAATGTTCCATCTACATTAACAGCGTTTGCTGCTAGGTCAGTAAATAATGTATCAATACGAGTAACGTTACTGTCAAGATCAGTTTCTATTATTCCCACGAGTGGAGCATATGGGTTTGACCCAGGGGTGCTAAAGCTTGACATAAACTGTTGTACAGCTAAAACATTACTTTGTACATCACTTATATTCGAAAAATTATTGGAACTGAGAACTTCAAGATTAGAAGTCCTTGTAAAAAGTTGTTTCGTGTCACCGACGTCTACTGATGTGGCACCCTTTGCAACTACGGTACGTTCGCCATTGTCATCGAGAACGTTAAAGACAATTTCTCGAACTTGAGGTGTTTTACCAACCATGGTTTACTACTTTAGTTTCCGAATAAAATTCCGGCCATTCCGTCCTGGACACGCAACACGTTGAAATTTACTGCATAAATTCGTATATCCTCCCCGGTTCTTAGTGTACCGAGTTTTATATCTCTCAATTGAAGGTTGGCATTGTCAAGCCTGCTGAAATTGCATGTTCCTGTAGATTTATAGTCGGATGCGTTTGTACAAAAGTGATAGGCATAATATCTTGTATAAAATGGTGTGTTATAAACTTCATTAAAACCGGAAACTCCGTATTCTGATTTATAATAATTTTGTACCGAGTGGAAATATGTTGGTGACATACCCTCTAGTAAATGTGTACCATTGAGAAGTATATCGGCTGTATCAAATGTAAAACGATCTTCTATGACGTTACTGGATTTTGTTGGTATACCAAAAAATAAAGACTTGACCGGGTGATTAAATGTTGATAAATCATAGTCGTTATACCCTGTCACCATCTTTTCTTTTATAGTTTGTGTTTGTGTGACAATGAAATCGTGTTTACCGGATGTAAATCTCTTCCTTTCTGGTGCATCCAAATATACATAATTACCATATAATTTTGCTGTAAATGGTGTGTTCGTATTCTTCTTAAATCTGACACGAATCTCTACCTGATGATATTGCAAAGCTACCATCGGGATATACGAGCTTTTACTATTGAAGAAGAATGTTAGAGGAATAAAATTCGTATTACTCACGGAACATTTATTGTTAATCTCCTGAGATTTTGTGTACGTATCAGCGAGATAATTTTGATAAATATCACTTATAAAATCGAATGGTTGTGAATCTACTTTTTGACCTCCTATATAAAGATCTATGATAGAATCTTGAAATCCTTCAATCAAGTTGGTACCCTCAAACCATAATCCAGTTAGAAGATCACCACTTGTTGGAATGACACAAGAATCTTCGGCTAATGAAAATTCTTTTATGAGTTTTGGAGCTTGTGCAAAGTTTGTGTGTCTCGTATATTTAGAAGTAAACAGAGACATTCCTTCACCACTCATGTAAAAAACATCTTGGGCCCCTTTAGCGACCAGCTGTATCAATGCACCAGACATATCTATTACTTATTCAGATTATAAAAACAAACACTTTCCCTGAAAGAGGTTTTCGTCTTCTTCTTTTCCCTGAACGGCATCTATATTGAAACCACCTTGTTTATATACTCGTAAACGTTTTTTATACATAGCAAACAGTATAGACCACTGATCTACAATATCATAGATATGTGGATTGTTTTGCTTTCCAGGTGTCTCTCTCATGACACGTCCTATAGATTGTTGAATATCAGATTTGGGCGTTGCAAGAATAACAGTGTCTAACGTAGGGATATCTAAACCTTCATGTGCTTGACTGAATGTGGCAAATATAATTTTCTTTTTTGAAGATGCCTCTAAATCAGCTTCCTTCATTCCTCCCATGTAAAGTCCAGAACTTTTAGGAAAACATTGATGAAGAAATTCACAATGTTGTCGTCTGTCACTGAGTACTAATAATTGTCTTGATCCACTAGATGCTTTCTTTACAAGACCAACTAACATTCTATTTCTACCACGATGCTCCACAAGTTCGGTAATCATATTCACCAACGAAAGTTGACCATTCCGTGTACACGGTGGAGGATTCTTAAACATTGGGCATTCATATTGGATTGAAAATACTTCAACCTGACCTTGATTTTCTCTTTCTACTGCAAAAAATATAGGACCCATGAACCAATGTAAAACCTTACTAAGACCATCTTTACGGTGTGGTGTTGCTGATAATCCAAATATATGTTTTGGACACATCTTGAAAAGACTTTGACTGAATACTTTTGCACATATATGATGAGCTTCATCTACGATAACAGTACCTATGGTATCGAAATCATTAAAAGAATATTCTTTCAATGAAAGAGACTGGAGCATAGCGATAACAAAATCACAATCAACTTCTTTCTTTTCTTGTTGGATTGTACCTATTGTGGCACCTGGGCAAAACTGTTTGATCCTTTCTCTCCACTGATCTGCTAGAAACTGTTTGTGTACGATGATCATAGTTCTATATCCAAGCTTACAAGCTATGGCCAAGGATACGGTCGTTTTACCATAGCCACATGGTAAAGACAAGACGCCATGACCTGCTTGAATTGCGGCGTTAAATGCATCATTTTGTTTGGTCTCGTCTCTAAGTTTTCCTTTAAAACTAATCGAGGTTTTGACCG